CGAATCCCAGAGCGCCTATCGGAGAATTTGCCAAAACGCCCGAGGTGAGGACGCTCGCATACGCATAGGATTCTGCTATGTTCAGGAGACTGATTGTCTTGGGCGATCTTCGGCGCTTTGCTTTCTTTCGGCGTGCCATGTCCAATCTGTTAAGAAAGGAGGCTTATAATTAACAGGATTATGATTGAGGCGGAACAAACTGTCCATCCGTACCGCGTTCTGTCACGATGGCGTCTATGGTGTTCATCTTCTGGTGCGCGATCGATTGAATCATTTGAGCGATAGCGCCCTGGATCGGGTTCGGGGGCTCGAAGTCTCCAAGGTTACCAGACATTAGCTTGTCAATTAGAGCTGTAATTGCGATCGCGAGCTTCTCATCGATGTCTTGCAGCCCCTGGTCGAGGTGCATTCTGATCCAATGAGCCAGGAATCCTATCGCGGCTAGATTCAGAAGGCCTAGAAGGGCCAATATCGCTGTTTCGATGCCTACCATGTCCGTGCAACCGCCGTGTACCGACCGTGCACCGACCGTGCAACCTCCATAATCATGTCGAACAGGACATTTTCGGACGCCTCGCTCAAAATGCTTATCGTCCTTGTGAAAAACGGAGTCTTTCCAGTGCGCATGCTGATGCGCAAACCGAAATGCCCTGCATTTCCGGTTCTTAGCGCCGGCGGCGGTTAGCAAAGTTGATAACCTATCTCTTCTCAGCATCGATCATGGTAACGAGAAAGGCTGGCAGGTGGGTGGTGACCATCGCACTCGATCACGACGCATGGAAGGTATACGATGGCTGGGAAATGGGGATGAAGAGCGCGAGGACGTGTTCGGCGATTGCGCTGTACAAGGTCAACCAGAAGAAGAATCGAAAAGCTGCCGCCAAGGATAAAAAACGCGACGAGGAGATCTACTCCATGAAAACGGCTCTGAAGATGGCTGACTACCGCATCGCGTGCATCCTGAGCGGCGACCCTGATCCCGGCAACGGTGCTTCAGTATATCTCGACATCTTGGCTGAGGAGGCGAAGGAAGATGCCCGAGCCATTCGAGGGGGGCGGTTCTGATGAAGTGTGCATGGTTGTATCATACTTATTTCGTAAAGACCCACGGTCGATGCCAGATATGTGGGGGGCGGTTCTGATGATCTTCCGTGAGTGTGATATCTGTGGGTCAAAATTGGTGTGGAATGATCGAGTAGGGCGATATTCGACGTGCGGTTGCAGGAGGTGTGATTAAATGAGCCATCATGTCCTGATCTTTAGCAAGGCGAGAATGCCGCTTGGTCATCTACGAATAACGAATGATGGATTCGTGATTTCCGTCTATCTCAATGAACAAGCCGTTGCTAATCCCGGTAATTTCGTTCCAATGGAGGATGATTGAATGACTTATCGGAAATTAGCCAGGAACAACAACAAAAGGCAAGATGAGAAGAAACCCCGGTCCTATTGTCACTGCGGCACCAGGATTCAAACCCACCATCACCAAAACCTCAGTTGCGGAAGATGTCGTCGCCTGGGGCGGTTGGTGAAAGAATGAATAACTCCCAATTCTGGACTTGGACCGATCATTGGCAGGGTTGGGACTGGATGCGAGAGGAAGACGAAGCAGAATTAGAGCTCGCCGAGTGGGCCGATGAGACATTGTGGATGATATGCTTGAGGTGTGGATCTCCGGTCGAAGGCTGTATGTGCGAGAATATCGAGGATGCAACCCCCACCCCCCCCTCGTCCGAGGGGCAGCAGCACCCCTCCCAGTGAGTCTGAATTCATCGAATTCGAGATTTTACTTGATTTGAGCTGTTAGGACTCTTCCAGAGGTCAGCAGCCAAACCCACGCTTTGACGATCGGACTGGCGGCAATCTTCTTTCCAGCTCTCTCACCAGCCTTGTGGGGGGCGAGGTCGACTGCGAACTCAATCGCCGCCAACGCTGGCCCGACCTCCTCGTACACGCCATCCTTGATCTGCTGGACGATGTCGTTCGGGATGATGTCAATGATTCCGTAAGCTTCGAGAAGACCGGCGATGAGCAGCATCGCCGAGCCATCGCTGAGAAGAGCTACCAGGGGAGTGCCGATCTTGTTGACCTGGTACGCGGCGAGGGCGGAATCGACCTGCTCGTTCAATTTGTCCTGGAGGGATATTCTGTATTCGATGACCTGGTCAGGTTCCCTCTTGGTCATCGACATCACTCAGGAGGTGTCGGAAATGCGTCTGCGGCGTCGTTGGCCTCTGCATGATTCTGGGGGAGGTCGCGCAATTCCTGTCTGAATTCACGCCACGCTGTCGAGAGAACGACGTCTTTCAGAGCGCGCCAGTCGGACTCGGCGAGAGCCTGATCTCGCGCTGCTCGAACGAATTCCCAAGACATGTCATGGAATCCCGAATCAATCAATTCTTCACCGTGATAGGTTTCCCATTTTCTGTTCATCGACATCGCCTCCTCAATACTTCAGACCAACAACGACTCGTGGCTCATTCGTATCGAGCGCGGCCGGGGTAAATGTTGAAGGCGGGACGGCGTAGTCATCTCGGGTTGTGTCCTCAATAGAGTGATGGAACGCGGAAAGAGAGTCAGTTATTCCTAATGATGGTGTGTCGTTATTGTGCAATGCGCGAATGGTGGCGCTGGAGGAAGTGTTGGTAGAGATTGAATACCAATATTGAGAACCGGCTGTTAAGGTGACTGTGGCAGAAAGGGATGTCTGATAAATTTCCCCAGTTGAAGCGAGTGAGATGGTCGCATATCCAAGCAAGGTTGATGGAAGGAAATCAGTGTCCTGTGAATAAATTGCTACATACAAACTGTCGCCGGCTTCGGCGCCAAGCACCTGGATCCCAATAGCGGACAGATTCCCCGTTTCGGGGGCTATGAAAGGAAAGGATATCGGCTTCTTGAATCCAGAAACGCTCTGGGTGGTTGTCGTTTTCCCATTCCACGGCGGGGGAGAGGCGATGTCGTATTGATCTGCGTCCGTCGTTCCGGTCAAAGGCAGGATCTCGACAAAGCCAGCACCACCACCAGCCTCGAGCAGACCGGTCCATTCACCAGACACTGCCAGGCGTGCCAGGTTGACCAGTACCAGATCCTGCAGCTCCTGCTCGTTCATGTCCTCGATCGTGATCGGATCGCCTACGCCCTGGACATTGGCGAACGTCACAGCATCGAGGTCCAGGTTCTGAAGCAGAGGGAAGACCCTCTTCGAAGGCTTTCTGTCTTCAGATCTCATCCTAACAACCCGTTCCATTCTTCTTTGACCGATAGCCTGGCGAAGTTAACCAGGACTAATCGATATAATTCCTCTCGATTCAGCTCTTCAATGGTGATTGGATCCCCGACGCCCTGCACATCGGAGAATTGGATCTGATCTGCCTGGTCGCCAGCTTCGAGAGTCTTGGTCTTCAGCAGCTTGTATACGCGCGGAGAGATGTCGGACATCATCTCAACCCCATAGTTAGCATGACAAATCCCCAGAAGTTGTTCGGGATGCCGACGCCTGGCATGCTGGGCCGTACTCCAGGCACACCAGGAGCGCCGACGGGGGTTGCTGGAGGAGTATAGTCGATGCCAGGATAGTCAGAAGGTCGATATCCTGGGGGAAGAGCTGCTTGACCGCCCTGCCCAGGGAACTGAAGGTTCGGAACTTGCACCATTGGCCGCGTCCTCACTTGAGCTGCTTCGATCTGGTCTTGCTGATCCGCTCGATCGAGTCGAGGTCCTTCGTCGAAATGAATCCCCTAAGATAGAGCTTCTTCGACTTCGAGAGGATTTCGGCTAATCTTCGGCGTCCAGCCGCTTTTGTCATCTTCGCCATAAGATCACTCTCAGGCGTTTGTCAAGAACTGGAACTTGTAATTCAGTGCGATCGGTACATTGGCGAATGAGAAGCCTGGTTGTTGAGTAACTGGATCTGTAGCACTGCAAGAACCGACGACGTTACCGAGAGCATCGACGACATAGAAGCCTTGAGTTTCAATCAAGAGGCCGTCTACACTCGTTCCGAACCATTTCGTGATTCGGTCGCCGAAAATCGTATTTCCAATGCTATTGCCCGTTTGCAAATCTGTTAGCTCATTTGTTGCGCCACCAGATACCGTTTTTGTGAAAATCCTTGAGACTCCACTCGCAGTGTAGACGGCTGCTGCCGCTAATCTCGTTGCTGCAGCCGAATTCATGACCTTGACGATATCGCCGGCCTTGAGCGTGTATGGTTGGCAGAATGCTGGACTGCCATCAGTGACAGCACCCTTGACTGACCAGGGCACGATTGCCGCGACCAGACCTTGGGAGAGGATGTAGCAGTAGCCTACGCCGTTGTCGCATGACACCAGTCCAGAGATGACGGTCTTTCCAGGAGCGAAATCGCCCACATCTTGACTGACAATGGTATATGCCGAGTCCGTACCGAGGGATGATTCACTAGCTTCTGCAATTTCAGTCTTGAGTGGGATGTTTGTCCCGTCGCTGCAGACGAGGTTGCCCGTAACTGTATTCGTTGCCATAGGATCACAGCCTCACGCCGATTCCAATCGGCTTCAAAAGATTACGATTTACGTTGGCGATAGGCTTCCGTAGTAATTTCTTCGCGAACTTGAAGGTGATTCCGATGCCGATCGCGCTGACAGCCATCGCTTGATAGTTAGCCATGAAGTTTGCAGACATCGCATCGAAGCTCGTTCCAGGGTCTGAGACGATCGAGGAGAGCGTCATGCCACCGTTCGTGGCGACCATGCCGTAGCCTGCACCGCCGGCTGCACCTGATCCGTCGAATCCCAGAGCGCCTATCGGAGAATTTGCCAAAACGCCCGAGGTGAGGACGCTCGCATACGCATAGGATTCTGCTATGTTCAGGAGACTGATTGTCTTGGGCGATCTTCGGCGCTTTGCTTTCTTTCGGCGTGCCATGTCCA